TAAAACCTGTAAACCCCCACCATCAGACATTGCAACTATCTCTAAGTCTGAAGTGTAAAATTCATCATATCCAAATTGTGCTTCTATGACATTAAAATCCTTACCAAGTGATGTTATAAATTTTTCCGAATCAGAAGTGTAAAATGTATCATAATTTATTGGTACATATTCAACTATTCTTGGAAGTACTTTTGTTAATCCTATTCCTAACAATAAATTCATATATTTTTATTTTTTTTCTTTTTTTTTAACTATTCTCTCTTATGAATAGGCCTGCAGATGTCATGCCCTTTGGTAATACCTCATCTGACGTCAAACTACTTACAAATACATTTTCTGTAAATTTTGCTTGAAAGTATTTATCGTCTGACATCTTTAATATAAAACCACCAGACAGTAACACATCTTGTCATTTAGTTAGTGTTTGATAAGCCATGATTAATTTACGATAGTTCTATTACGATAATTTTACAACTACTAAACTTGGGTCAAATTCTATTGTATCTGTATCTGTTGCAATACCTAATATCTGAACATTGGCACCAGTATCGGATGCTGTCACATTTGTAACTACTCCATCTGTTGAACCTGATTCTACATACAAAAACTCACCGGTTGTAAAACTTCAGCTTCCTGTTTTTGCTGTTCCTTTTCTCAAGAATGCACCAACTGCATCTCCCGCTATTGTATCAACAGCTAAGTATAATGCCGGCATTGCAACTGCACTTACTGCATTTGCTTTCCAAACTTTACCATCTGATTTGATATATCCTAGCTCACCAAACACCATTGATTCTCCAGCAGTTTTATTATGAACTATACCTAAATATGCACCATCTACTAATGAATCTGGGTTTTGTATAATACTTTGAGTATTAAGTAATAAATCGACACTACTTGTACCTGCAGCTATATTTTCTCATGAACCTGATTTAGAAGCTAAATCGCTGGCAGCACTATCTCATGATCCGGATTTACTAGCTAAATCAGTTGCTGCATCTTCTCATGAACCTGATTTACTAGCTAAGTCTGTTGATGCAGCATCCCATGAACCTGAACTACTTGTTACCTTTGTTATTGCACCATCAAGCTGTGCACCTGTGTGTGTTGAATTATAATATACTGACATATTTTAAATTGTCTCTCCTGTTTTTTAATTTTTAGTTTACTTTAAATGCACAAACGACACCTGATGTTAGATTGATGCTTATAAAATCACCATATATTACTAAACCAGCAGGGATAGCTATCCCATTAAGTTCATCAGGTCCTAAATCGTGTGTTGTACCTTCTTCATTATTTGCATCTATTAATTTTGCAAATACAGTATCATTTATCATCTGAATTGCAAAATAGTGACCAGTCACTTCTGCATCTATAGCATTAATATATTTTGTACTACAATTAGAGCACAATGACATATTAAGTATTTCATTGTCTGTTCTATTTGTTTCTCTATCTGTCATTCTTATTATTGACATAATTTTTTAATTTATTCCTAATCTTTATTATTTTTCTTTCTTTTTTCAATTTGTACCCATTCGGATCAGGTGTTGATAGCATTTTCTAATGTGTGTCTGTAGAAAACAACAGACCTTGATAAAAACGCCTCATTTAAGTTGTTAATCTTTCCATTTTTATAGTTTTTTAAATCTCTTAAATATTCTGTTGTATATTTTGAATGAGATTTTACAAGAAAATAGTCAACAAAATCACCATACCCATTCAATTTTGCCTCTGCAATAAACCCGCTAACGGCTATGTTTAATTCCGAGTCAATAACACTAACTGATATATTACTAAACCCAATTTTTTCTATTCCAACAAAAAAATTTCTCATTCATCTTGCCTTTATTGTTATAAAATTATTAAATTTTTTCGGAGCTCAATTTATTGCTTCATTCTTTATGTTTTCAAGAATATTATAATAATTTCTTCTTGAAGAGTACTCTTTGGTTATTTTACTGTTTTCATCAATTTTATTCATTAACAATTTATGCGATGCTTCATTGCTCTTATCAAAAATTTCTATTTTCTTTATTACTTCTCTAATGCCACTATTATATTTGAATCACAGACCAATGGAGGCAATTAAAAATGTTCCTATTGTTCCAATTAGATATCATACGTTTTTATCAAATACTAATTCTTTAATTAAATTTACTATATTCATGTATATAAATTATTTAACTGTGCGCAAATACATGCACATCTAATATTTTCCTTTTTTTTGTTTAAATCAAGCCTATTATATTCGTAATTATTTTATTTATTTCATCAAGTTCATCACTTGCTTTACTATCTCGATTAATCCCTTCATTTACTTTTTCATCCATAAAGGCACCATGAGTTGAAGGATTGCTAACAAAATCTCAGCAAATTATTTCAAAATCATCTTGGACTTCAACATCACCATTTGATTCTTTTACAGAACCAAGGCCTCGAGATGATATGCCCAAACGAATATTACTCTTAAATAATTCTCTAAGTATATTTCCAGCGGGTGTTGATAAAATCTCAATCTTTCCCCAAACTTCATCACCTTCTCATCATAAATCTAATATCTGATGAGATGTGTTCTTTAATTCAACTATTGATGTATCAGGGTGGTCAAGTTCTCCAAGTGCACGTCTTTCACGGATGAAGGTTTTTATGTAATTTGCTATCTCTCTTTCAAGAAGCGACTTTGGATATATTCTTCCATTTTGATTTCTTCAGTTTGCCATTTGAACCTTTCCCTTAACAATCAACTTACCACTATTTTTTTCAAGTGATTCATTTATTTGCTCTGGTGCTATATCAAATAACATTGTGTCTATTATTAATTTTCTATCTTCCATTATACTTTTTCTCCAAATCTTTATCACCAAGAATATGATTATTAAAAATGATTTCAGCTTTTGTTTTATCATTTTTACCTTTTGTTGATATGAATATATATTTTAAGAACTCGTCATTATTAATTAATTTCATTACTTTTGAAAAATCAAATTCAGATGCTTCGTTCATCACTCCACCATCTTTACCCTTTTTTGAACTCATATTTCAATTTTTATCTATATAGCTAAATAATTCTTTCTTTTTGTCTTTATCAATATTATCAATATCTTCTGGGTCAATTCCAAATTTTTTACATGCAGCTTTGAAGAATGTTTGATACTCTTCTTTGACTTCTGCTATCAACTCTTTTATTAAACTTCTTTTGAATTTCATAATTTTTATTTTATTTTCTCTAAATTATTTTCCTAATTTTTTAGTTGTGACAATGTGATTAAATAACAGTATTGCTGAACTTTTAGTTTCTGTTTTGCAAGTTATCTTAACATTCTCATTTTCATTATCAACCATATACATAAGTATCTTTGTGCCGTCATATATTATTTTAAATTTACCACAATATTCATAATGTGATGGTTTATAAATCACTGTTTCTCCAGTTGATTTATTTGTAATTGAAGTGTAGACATTGTTTCCACATCCATGAATATCATTTCAAATGGCAATTAATCTTTTTTGACCTTTTGCTGATTTTGAAAGCTTAATCATACCATCGGAAAATATTTTTAAATAGTTATCTTTAAATGATTTTTTTGCATCAATGATTTCTTGTGTACTTAAATTATTTTTTCTTCAGTTAAATTTCTTTGCAATATCTTTATATACTAAATCTATTGAAGCATCACCAAGATAATAGCTTCCAGCTTTACCAACACCAGAATTTTTCATTGTTATATTATTAGGATTGTAATAAGTTTTCATACTAATCTTGTAGTTTCTTGTATTACCAATTGCATCTACTGTCGAAACTATAATATCTGTTGGGTCACTTTTAGAATTTATTCCCAGTTTTAACAATTCATTCTTTCCAATCCCACCTACTTGTTTAGCTGTAATTATTTCAACAGCTCCGTTCTTTAAAATCATTTGCAATATTATATCAGCAGCTTTTATGTTTCGTTCATGTGCAATAGAATCATCACCAGCAAGTTCTTTGAATCTCTTTCTTATTTTTCTGTAGTTGTTTATGTTGGTTTTTGATGCATCAATTATTGCAACAACTCCGGCTTCGTTATGCTTTCCACTCAAGTCAGATATTGCTCTATCAGCTGATTTTTTTCTAAGAGGTATTATTATATTATTCTCTGCAGCAAGTTCATTTATATATCAAGAAACAGTGTCACCGGAATATCCAGTCATCTGTTTATAATAAATAGACAAATTGTTTAAATATATTTTCTTATTGTTGCTATTCCGCTCAATAAAACCACTTGCAACTAAATTTTTAATTGCAGCTATTTGTTCTTCAACAGTTTTTGCATTTAAGAACCTTATATAATTTATCTCAAACGTTTTGTATGCAACTATCTCACTATTAGTAAGTTGTCACACTTTACTTTCAATGTTATCTCTAACACATTGTAACTTATCAAGTTTCTTTTTTCGTCAAATATTTGAAACTTCTTTAAACATATAACCACCTTTTTAAATGATTTTTTCTCTTTTTTTAACTTTTCATCCAAATTGCTCTTTTTTTATATAAATCAAAATAAATTGCAGCTATTTCCATACGTATAATTTTTCTTAATTTAACTCAATCTTGTTCATCTATTGCTTCATTCATAACAGTTGGGTCGAGATATCTATCACGTGCTTGATTCTTATTTTTCTTTTTATCTTTGAATGCTTTTGGTGTATTGTATTCCTCACTTCCAGGTGTTGTCCCAGTCATTGTCATACTTGCTGCACCAGGAGCAGCTTCTTCCATTTGAAGAAAAACATTTTTGATAATATCTTTTAATTTTTCTCTATCTGTCATTTTCATAATTCTCTAATTTTTCAATCAATTCATATAGATATAAAAGGGCAGTAAACTGTTCATCCTTTACAGTTTTACCTTTTTTGAAGTGTTTGAATTGTTTATTTAATTCTGATAATTTTATTTTAATTACTTCATCTTCAATTTTTGAATCACTAATAATAGTATTAATTTTGCTATTTATTCTAGCAATTTCTTTGTTCACATATTCTTTAAGTACATCAACATTTGAAAAATTATTAATGTACGTTTTTAGTAAGTTCTTTTGCCCATAGTTTAAATCACCATATTTTTTGTTAAACTTTTCAATTAGAAGCTTATATGTTAGTAATTGTATATCTTTATCTTGTTTTTTATATTTTTCTAATACCTTATTGTCATTCTTGATATTGTTTATAAGTACACTTTTCTTAACATCATCATTCATAATATATTCAATAATATTATATCGCGATTGAATTAAATCTATTGGGCTGTAATCTATGCTCTCATTTACGTTGCTCTGCTTAACAGCACCTTCGAACAGTTTATATATTGATGCAATAACTCTGTAATCATCAATTGGTGTTCTGAAGAATAAGTCAATGTCAAAACTATTTTTTATTTCATTTATTAAAGCATATTTTTCTTTTTTCAGTTCACCTTCATTGAGTCTTTTTCGTATTTCTAAAATATCATCAATGTAGTAATTTATTTGATTTTCAGTTTTTTTCGACAAATGTTTACCACTTTTCAATATTTCATTATACAATGACAACTCTTTGTTTAGCATTGAGTTTTTTGTAAAAAACTTTTTAAATATAGAAAGTGCACGTGATTTTTTATTTCTCATCACATCCATGGTCACCTGTCTAGTCAGTAATTCACAAATCAACCCTGTATTTTTAAACTTAGAATGCTTAATTTTTTTCATATTTTATATTCTCTTTTTCTCTATTTTTAGTTAATTTTCTAACTATAATGTACTATAATAAATATCATTGAAAACTTTATAGTTCAATTAATTTTATTTAATTTACAATATTTTTTTGTTGCGTTTGTTAGCCATCAAAAATGCATCAATTCTTTCTAGTGATAGTGGACTATTACCCTGATATCTGTGTTTATGTGAAGATTTATCTAGCCCCATTTTCTCATCTGCACCGAACAATTCGTCAGCTATTGTTTTATTTTTTGGTTTGTTTGTTTGTTTTGATTCGTCTTCTCTACTGTTGTATTCATTTTCATTATCATCGTCATCTTCAAATGAATCACCAATTTGTTCTTTTGCAGGGTCAGTACCTTCGTTTTCAATTGTGTATAGTCTAAACTTTCTCTTCTTATCTAAAACTAATTTCTTACGATTTATCTTGATTTCATCTTCAGATAGCCCAAGTATCTTTTCATAAATATAATCTTCACAAAGCATATCCATATCTTTAAGTGAAGAAACAAGACTGGCACGAGCATCTCATATTGCAATTTTTTCTTCTTCATAAACCAATGAAGGACTAGTCAATTTTAAATCAAAATCAACTAAAGCTTCATCTGTGTATCCCTGACAATAAAGATGTATTGTGGCAATTTTATATAGTTCTGATATTGTAATTTTTTGTATTCTTTCGATTGTTCTTGCAAACCTTAAATCCATTGCGGCAAGAGTTGCTTTTCCTTCAACATCTTCTTCGTAATTCAAGAATGCTTTAGGTATCTTCAGTCCTGCCATCATTTTATTTTTAATGTACTCAATATCATCAATTGTATCAAATGTAGTTCCACTAAGAGTATCAATTGAAGTTCCACTGTCACCACCTCTTACTGGAAGGAAAAAATCTTCCAACATGTTTTGAAGGTTAAATTTCAAATTGTATTCACCAGTAGCTGGGTCAATGTATGGAGCTTTCTTCATTTTTGTAATTACTTCATTCATATATGAATCAATGTCATTGGGAGGAATATTTCCAATATCAATTTTGAATATTCTCTTTTCTGGAGCTCTCATGATTCTGTGCACCATCATAGCATCTTCCATCAAACTTAACTGTTTTCATGGCTTACGTGCACCCTCAATCATACTTTTACCATAAGGGAAAAAGTTTGAATCAGTAAACATCCTCAAGTGAGCTACCTGGAAATTATCAAGTTTATCTCTTGCGTTTCCCATTATTGTAAAATAGTAATCTTTTTCGTTTAGTGGATTTTCACCCTCAACTCTTTGTATATCATAAACAGAAACTGGCATTACATTAATAACACCATATTCATCTTGAATTGTCATTTGTAAAAATGTGTCACCATATTTACACATACCCCTTATTCAAGACCATAAATTGAACTCTATATTTAATATGTCGTAAAATAAATTTTCTAATATTTCTTTAATATCATTGTTGTCACTTTTTATAACCAGTAAGTCACCAGCTTCATTTTCTGTTGTCGATTCATCAGCATAAATATCAAGCGCACTACTAATTATTGGGTCTTTCTCCATTGCTTCATAGTCTTTAAATAGTTCAGTTCTTTGATATTGAAAACTACTTCCAGCTGTTCCAGCATCTGTTATATATTTTTTCTGATAGAATCTTTTATAATTATCTCTTTTTAATGCTTGTTGGAATTTTCTTCCATCAGTGTCGACAACTTTTAAACCTTTTCCATTATTTACATGTCTAACAATTGCATCTGAAGAAAATAGTCTCTTTAGTCCATTTACAAATGATTGTTCGCTTCTTTCTCTGTTCATACATTATTCCTTAAATTGTTTTTCTATAAAAATTGTTTTAAATTAAGTTCTATACCATGAATGCCTGTCTGATATTTCCATGGGTTTTTTTTATTATCTGCGCCAGTATTTGTGCCTGAAAATTGTTGTGTACCATGTATTGATGCCAATGAATTTTTTGTTATTACAATTCCGTCATCAATTAGTTTTATTGCAGTGTCTCTTACCCAAAGGCCAATTGAATAACTCATTACCAAATCATCGTTATATCCAGACCTGGCTTCGGGTCTTCCATTTGGTGTTCAAATAAAAACTGTTAATTCATCAACTAGTCGTTTTGAATGGATACGTATGACTGATTTTTTATTGTTACAAGTTGTAATTAGTTTTTCAATAATCAAAGGTCTTGTTCTTGATGATGTTGTAAATCCTGGAACTAATACTTTTTTCTTATTTGTTCCAGTTATTTCAAATGATTCTTTATAGTGTTTGTTTTTATCTATTACTTTAAAATCTTTTGTTGTATAATAAACATTTGGATATTCTTTATCTAATATAGTTTGTAGTACAGCTCATCCAATACTTGCATTTTCAACAATAATCATTGCTGTATTATACTCATGGCCCAAACTCACTAATAAATTTCCATATTCAGTTGTACCAATTAATCCTTTAAATTCAGCTACCTGTTCCAAATTATCAATGTCAATAACATGACAAGCTGAAAAATCACTTCCATCACCACGGGCAACGTCAGCAGTTACAATATAGCGCTTTTCAGGAATTGGATTTTCTCATATTCACAACCTTTCACTATATCTTTTTTCAATTGGTGGCATTACAAAAAGCTTTTCAATAACTTTCAAGACTTCCATAGATACAACGCTATTACCTGATGTTACAAAATCTGCATCACATTCCTGTGCTGCCATTCTTTCACCTAAGTGCAGGGTCTGTTTATCTCTTCATTTTTGGTCTCTTTCTGGATGCACCTGCCATGGTAACCTGATGAAATTGAAATTATTCTCACCAGCTTGAGCTTCAACTCACTGTTTGTGGAATCAATTTCCAACACCATTGGGTGTTGACAATGCTATACATCTTCCACCAGTTGCTAACGTTTGTTGAGTTGATGTTCAAATTTCATCTACGTATGGAAGAAATGCAGCTTCATCAAGTATTAGTAAACTAAGTGCTTCTGAACGGCCTGCGTCTGGTGACGTTCCAACAGCTTTAATTTGTGAGCCATTACTGAAGCGTAAACTAAGCAAATTGTTTTCTTCAGTTTTAGTTTTCAACCACGAAGGTAAATTCTCATACATTACTTTAACTTTTGTAACTAAATTTTTTGCAACTGACTGTTTAATTGCAATTACAAGAATATTTTTGTCACTGTGAAAGATCATCAATCATAATGAATAACCTGCTGTCAATGTAGAAATTCCCAATTGTCTAGATTTCAAAATTATATTATAGTCAAAATTTTGTAAATCTTTCAAAGTTTTTGCTTGAAAATCATATAAGTTAAACTTTATCTTCCCACGCATTGGATGTTGTATCATGCAGTAATTTTTCATAAAATATACTGGGTCAGCAGCACATTTTTCATACTCTATTTTTATTATCTTTTTGTAATCCACTTGTTCCATAATATTATAATAATATAATCATTTTTCAATAAATTGTAATTAATTATTTTTTAAATTCTTTTGTTTTTTATTTCAATCCTAACTCTTCTTCTTTTGTGTCAACAAAAACCATATAGTCATAGAATCTAGGACCTCGTGTAATTTGGTCTTCGCCCGATACTTCTATTAATCCCACTTGTGCAAATTGCATTAATAGGCTTTTCACATTATTCAATAATTTATCTGGATTTTTCTGCGTATAAATGTCCATGCTGTTTCTATTTCAACCATTGTATACATAAATTAAATCTTCAATATCTGCATATTTGTTATCAACAAGATAGTTTAGAATCAACATATATTTCCATGCTGAGCCAGACTTTTTATACATTTGATTAAATCGATATGATATTGTACTAAATGTTTCAATTCCACTTTTGCCCGGTGAAGATTTAGATTTTATGACTTTATATACAGGTCTTAGTTTAGCAGTATTTATTTCATTTGCTATCCTTTTTAGGTCAACTTCACTAAACCCCAATACATCTAACACATCATGCATCTTTGTAGCTTTCAATTTTTTATTTTTTACTGCTAATGATATTACATTGCTTGCCGCTTTTGGTGAAGCAAATGTCAAGCTTGCTACATAATCACCAGCCTTTGGGGCTTCGATATATCCTTTTAAAAAGTTTCCCTCTTTAAGAATAATTTCTTTTGCTATTTTTAATAATTCCATTTTTTTTAACTTGTTACATCCTTAATTGCTTTACTGCCCAATTTTGCATATTTCAATGCAAGGTCTAAATATTTTTCGACATTCTTAAAATCTCTATCTGCTGAAGTCTTTTGAAAGTCATTATCATATATTTTCTTTTTGATTTTGTTTCTCATTTGATCCATACTATATATTACATCAATTAACTGCTCCATAAAGTCTTCACCATGATACTCTTTAAGAATCATCTCTCTAATTATTTTTCTTAGTTCTGACCTTTTCATGTTTTTCTATACCTTTAATTCTGGAAGACTATTTGAAACCTTTTTGTATTTATCAAACGAAGAAAATAATTTTTTGAACTTATTTATCAATGACTTGATGATATCAAAAATACCTTCTTCAACAAGTTCTAATTCAATTTTCTTTGCCGATTTTTTAGCTTCCACATTTGCATCTTCTATAGATTGTAAGACGCCCCTTGTTGCTTCATTAACTTTTTTCAATGCAGTCAATCATAGCTCTTTATAATCTGGAGCAACACGTTTATATGCAGCTACTTCCTTCAATCTGGCAACCCATTTATTTACTTTCTTTTCATTAATTTTATGTTCTTCCATATAGTTTTGAACTTTAGAAAATTTATTTTTAAGAGATTTCTCTATGTTTTTTATTTCTTTGAGCTGCTCTTCTATTTCCCTTTTCTTTTTGTCAAGCTCTGCTTTTGTCTTGAAATAGAGTTCTATTTCAGAGTCAAGTTCAGCTTCTGTTTTTATTTCTTTGATTAAGTTAGCCAATATTATTCTTTTCATTTTGTTTATCTTCACCTTTTTTCTTATTTATCTATGACATTTTTCACCATTCAGCTACCACCCAAAGCAAATGCAAACCCGAGAACAAAATACACATTTTCATCTACATTTTCCCATCAAGTCTTCTGCTCTTTTTTGTTTTCAAGTGCTGTCTTATATAGTTGTATCTCTTTGTCTTTATAGTTCAACTCCAAAGAGTCTATTATTACAGTCTGTTTATAGTTTTCAATTTGTAGGTCTTGCTGATTTATTATTTCTACATTTAATGAATCTGAATATTCAAGTTGCTTCATACGATTTGTAATATTCAATATTTCTTCTTTTGTGAAGGGATAATATATTGGATCAGCAACCATTGTTGTAAAAAAAGTTAGCAATATTATTATTGAAATTATTTTCATAGTTGCTTTATTTAACCATAAAGTAATATCCGTATGTAGATTGCAAATCGTCAAAGGCATTGTCAATAGCTCTACCTTCTCCAGTTTTAATTGCTTTCATTAAATCTGCTGTTACCTTTGTTAGTAGTGTTTTTACCAAATATTTATCAGGTTGTGTATAAAATTTATATTTTTTACTTCTACTTACTTCAAGTTTTCCAAATTTATTGTTTTCTTCTTTCATCAATTCTTCTCTAATAATTTTTTTTAGTTCGTTCTTTTTCATTTTTTTTAATTACTTATTCCCTTTAGATATTCAATTGCTTCATCTATTTCTGTCTCTTCAGCAATTTTAACTAACTTCTTTTTCTTTAAGTCATCTATTTTTTTGCCAGTGTTAACAATTTCTTCTTGTATATTTTCTTTATTTTTGTGAAGCTCCTCAATGTTCTTCTCAATTTCTTTAATCTCGTCATAAATCTCAGACTCTTTTTTCTTAGGATTTCGTGGTATAAAGATAAATACTAATATAGCTAAGACTGTTGTTACAACAATTCAAATGTATTTAAATAATTTTTTCATAATTTATTTTATTCCTCATCATTTAAAAACCATTGGTACAATTTTATCCATAATATGAGGTGAAGCATTTCTAGATGGATTAAGTTTATATTTATTTTTAAGGTAGCTACTAATCATACTGGTTGCGGTTTTTTTTACAAAATATCTATCGTCCTCTTTTCCCTTAATTCTTAACTTCATCTGCAATCCTAAATTTTCCATTTCTTTTTTGGTGACATTTACATCCTCAATGCTAACTTCTCTAATTAGGTTCATTAATTTTACCATTTTACACCAGGCTGCTATACCATTGCTCCATTATTTGCCTGAATGCATATAATTCATCATCATTCATTTTTCTGGCTTCTTTCTTTGTAAGTTGCAACACTTTTTCTTTCAATGCTTTTGCTTTTGGATATTGGTCTTCAAGCTTTCACATTTCTTGACGTGATATTTCTTCTCTAATTAGTTCTCTTAATTTTATTTTTTTCATTATTTTTATTTAATCACTTATTGTAATTGTTTTTGTTGGATAAAAATTAAATTTTTCTACTAACTTACCAATTTCACTATAAAGCTTAGCTAGTTTATCTTCAGTTTCATCATACTTGTGTCCATTTTTAATGACTATTCGCATTTTTTTATAATTTACATCAAAGTCAGCTTTTGTCTCTTTCAACAACTCTTCTCTAATTAATTTCTTTAATTCTGATTT